ATCTACTCCGGTAAACGCTATTCGTTACGTTCCTGGTTCGGGCATCGTAGTTATGGGCGCGCGTACTTTGGCAAACACTTACCAAAGCCGCTATATATCGGTTCGTCGTAGCCTTATTTACTTACGCAAAATTCTTACTGACCTAACAGCGTTTGCTTTGTTCGAGTCAAACGATGAGCGTTTGTGGAACCGCCTACAGACTACCTGTGAAGCCACGTTGATTAACTTCTGGCAGTCTGGTGGTCTAAAAGGCACAACAGCTTTAGACGCATTCTACATTAAGTCTGACAGCAGCATTAACACTTCATCAAGCATTGCTGCTGGTGAAGTCCACCTAGAAATCGGTGTAGCACTTCAGCGCCCTGCTGAGTTTGTGGTAATCCGTATTAGCCAGTACGACAGTGGTTCTGTTGTAACAGTCCTGTAGGAGGAAAAATAAATGGCACAAAGCGCAATTTCACGCTTTTCTAAACTAGCGACAGACCCTTTAAGAAACTTTAGGTTTATTGTTGACTTTCGTGTAACAGGCGATACTGGTGCACCGGGCTCAGCAGCTGCTGGTCAAAACACATTCTTGAAGTTCAAGGGCGGCTTTACCTCGGTAGATGGCCTTAGCATGAGCGTTGATGGAATCAGCTACCGTGAAGGTGGCATGAACACAAGCCTTCACCAGCTACCTGGCCGTGTTACTTTTCAGCCTATTACACTACAGCGTGGCGTTATCCTAGGCCAGAGCGAAGCTATCCAGTGGTTTAAGCAGCTATTCGCTGCCGCGTCTGGTGAAGGTATCTCGGGTATCGATGGTTCAACTTTCCGTTGCGACCTTGACATCTATGTACTAGACCACCCAATCACAGGTAGCCCGCTAATCAGCGCATCGGACATCATTTCTAAGTCTGCTTACAAGATGAAGTTCATCGTGCACAACGCATGGATTTCAAGCCTAAGCTACTCAGGCCTAAATGCTTCTGACAACGCTTTGATGTACGAAAACCTGACGTTGGTACACGAAGGTCTATCTGTTCAGCTAGCTAACTTTGGCTCAAACGTATCAGCGACACTCACATAATTTAATACTTAAATAATCTGCTAAAATACTTATATCTAATTAGGAGCACAATATGTCAGACAACATAATTAACGACCCAAATCTAATTTCCCAGTACACGCAAGAACTGGAAAAGGGTTCTGAGGCCGTAATTAAAACCGTTGCACCCTCAAGCTCGAGTGTAATCCTTCCCGGAGGATTCTTAGCTAAGGACGGTTCTTTGATTAAATACGGTGAAGTCCGTGAGCTAAACGGCATGGACGAAGAGGCTGTATCAAAGGCTGGCTCTGCGGGCAAGGCACTTGCTGCAATGTTGCAGCGAGGCGTGGTTTCTATCGGAACTAACGCGGCCGACAAGGATGACCTTGACCAGCTATTGAGCGGTGACCGAGACGCTTTGTTGATTGGTATTCGTCGAGTTACATTTGGCGATACCGTTGACTTTGAGTTCCCATGCCAGCACTGCAATACTGACCTAGAAGTTTCTGTCGACTTGGTTAAAGACGTTCCTATTAAGGAACTCGAAGACCCTATCAACGATAGGACCTTTACTTATACTTCTAAGAAAAAAGGCATTATTGTGGTAGGCCTTCCAACAGGCGCTGTACAAAAGAAGCTTGTTGAAAATGCTGATAAGACCTCTTCAGAACTTAATACCATCTTGCTCTCTGGCTGTCTTAAGTCAGTAAACGGTGAGCCTTCACTGGGTGCTAGCACTGCTCTTACACTAGGCATGGCTGACCGTGATGGAATCATCAACGAGATTATTAAGCGCAACCCGGGCCCACGCCTCGGGGAGGTGAAGACGACTTGCGAGGCTTGTGGCGAGGAAATTCCTATGCCACTGTCGTTAGCTGACTTGTTTCGTCTATAAAGAAAAAGATTACGAACAACTACTCGACCAATATGAAGCACTATCTCGAACATTTCCCGGCTGGACGCTGTCTGACATCAGAAGTTTGTCCGTAAGAGAACGTAAAAATTGGCTGTCTAGAGCAGCTCGTAAATAAAGGTAGAGTCAATTGAGCGTAAAAAACTCCTTCGGTTTAGGCGGCGGTTCCGCTAAATCACGCCTAGTCGCTGACCTTACCGACGATTATAAAAAGCTTAATACGGTCCTTAAAGAAACCGAAAAACTATCTAAGAGTATTGCCGGAAACCTAAAGGGTGCCGCTAGTGGCGGTAGCACTGGTGGACCCGGTTCTATGTCTTCACCAACCCCGCCGCCTGCTCCATCAGGGCCTTCGGGCCCTTCTGCGCCTCCTGGACCTCCGGGACCTAATGGTCCTGGCGGCCCTGGCGGTGGCGCTAGCAGCATGGGCGGCAGTAGTGGCGGTTATGGCTCAGCTATTCGAACTATGGCCGGAGCAGCCGTTACAGCGCTCGCTAGCGGCATTGACAGCGAACAGTATATTACTAACGACATAGCGCGCCGCCGATTTGGTTTCTTCTCCGGTATTTATAGCCGTAAGAATGACAACATTGGTACCATTGCAGGTAACCAAGCATTTGAAACTATGGCACGCCGTGGTACGGCCACAAGTGCTATGGACGCCGCTAATGCTGCTATGGCGGGTAACTCTGGTGGCCTAATGAGCGGCCTTGGCAACTACAACACTATTATGAACAGCGCGGCTGGCGTATCTAACCTAATGCCTGGTGTTGGTCTTGAGGGCGGTATGGGTGCGATATCTGCGCTTAACCAAGGCTCTAGTGTTAACAAACTTCGTATGATTGGTATTAACGTACGTGACCAAAAAGGTTTTATGCGCGATGTGGAAGACATTGCCCGTGACCTATGGAAGACGATTAATAATACTAAAACCGGTAGCGGTCAAATTACTGAATCTGATTTGTCTTATTCATTGCAATCGGGTAACTCTCTTGCAATGCTCATGGACCAGTACTTCGGTACTGATGCTGTTCTAAAGCAATCGGTAATTAGCTACCTATATCAGTTTGCAAAAAATGGCGGCAAAAAAATTGCGGGTGGCTATACCAGTGATGCTGGTAAAGCTGAGCTAAACATGACTGGGGCAAACCCGGGAATTACTCAAAGCATTGGTCGTAGAAACGCTGCTGGCACTTCAAACATAAATACTTTTACGTCTGCCGGTATTAACGGTATTCAGTCTGCAAATGACACAATAGCTAACCTAACCAGAATTACTACAGCGCTTGGGCCGTTTGTAGAAGAACTAGTTACCGCATCTACATTTAGCCAGACCCTCGGAGGTGCTGGTAACGGTACTGGCGGTATCTTGATTAAGGGTGTCATCGATACCGCTAAAGCCGGAGCAGACGCCAGCCTAGAGGTTGCAAAAGCAGCCAAATATGTGCTTATTGCTGCGGCAGTCGCTATGGGTGTCCAAGGTATTATAGGAAAAATTAGCCAGAGCACTGATAACCAATGGGCTACGGCTATTTCAAAAGGTCAGCTAAACCCTAACAGCGACGGGCCTGGTTGGTTTAACAACATGAACAGTGGCTCTATTTACCCGGATGGTGGCGGCGGTACTGATACGGGAACCACGCCGGATTCAAGCGGCGATTCCAGTAGTGCGGGCTCTAGTAAGGGTAGCTCCGGAGGAGGGGCCGGCGGCTCGTATACTGGGATAAAGCCAGCTTTTAAAATGGATAAAAAAGGCTATGCCACCATTACTATGCAGGATACGCGAACTGGTTGGTCTAAAAAGCTACTAAGTAAGTTGGGAATTAAAAACCCATCTGCCGCAAGTATCGCCGCGGTAAATGAGTGGATGCTTCATGAAAATACTGCTAGCAGCGGGTATTTAGGTACGCGTAATAATCCGCTTAATATGAAAGACAGTGTCCTTGGAACTGGCCTTGGTAAAGACGCATCTGGCTCTCAGGTATACGCCACTGAAGACGCTGGAATTGCTGACATTGCGAAACAGCTACTAATAGGTAAATCGCAAGGCTACACCGATATTGTCAAAGCCCTAAGCAACCCGAACGCAAGCGAAGATAGCATCTGGTCTACGATTGCTGGGTCTCAATGGTCCGGTAGTAGGTATGGGTCATCTGACCCTAGGGGAATGAAATATAACGGCGCTACGTTTAACATCAATATACCTAACGCTCAAAATATGGACCCTAAAGCACTTTCCGCTGCTATTTTAGACGCTATCGACAAAAAGGCAATTCAAGATGCGGCTAGCGGCAGAGCTAGAGAAAGAGGCGTATAATGGCCGGAAATACCAGTAGCTCAGCAAGCGCCCGCTCTTTAGGTTACATTGCCCCTGTGGGAAGCGATGGCGTTACCCCTATCCCGACGATTGTAAACGTATACGTGGATAGCTCACCGGGCGAGACGTACAAACAAACAACCGCTGCTCAGCCCCTGTCTGTAAATTTTGAGACTACTCCTGGAATT